GATATAAGAGAGCGTTACACGGGGATCACGGGCTCGGTGAAAGAGCTGCTCGACTCGAACAAATCACTTTACGGTCTTCTTGGTTACAGCCCGGACCTGAGCCGGTATGGAGGTGAGTTTCAGTCCCTATCGGAGAGGGTCAGTGAGATCTCATCGGTCTTGAGGTCGGTGGGATTCAAGCCCGGTGGTTACATCCCATCGATAGAATTAACCTACTACGAGCCGGATAAGGGGAAGATTGAAGAAAATTTGAGAAGGATAGGTTTTAATAATACAGAGATTCAAGAGATATTGTCCGTATCTAACTTCTCAGAGCTTATTGACAAATTCGCACCTCTTACCGATTCGTCCGACGTCATCTCCTTCTTCCGTGCTTACGACCTCACTAAGCTGTTGTACGAGTATGGCGGTCAAGAGGCTATAGATCGGTACATTGATTATTTATACGGAGTAGATGGCAACGACTCCGTTTTGAGATTTTTGAAGTTTCTCGAAATCGATAGGTCGCGGGCTTCTAAGTTTACCGAGAGTCAGTACTCTAGGCTTATCGGTTACTTAATCCCGCTGACCTATGCAATTAACCCCAATCAGCTTGTTTACTACGACTCGATACTGAAGGGAAACAATCTCGATCTGCTGGAATCGATAACTTTTCTGTTCGAAAATGGTGTAGAGAGTATTATCAAGGATAAGTCGGAGGTATCTTTACTGTCCGGCATGGTATCTCAGATGGTAACAATGCCAAAGGATACGTATGAGTCAGAAAAAATCCTGTGGAACGATCTGATATCCCGGTCTGCTGGCAATGTTGGCAGAGACATCTCCGGCCTTTATGAAAGAGCGGAGGGAATAATCCCCAACGAACTTTACTCCGCTCTAAACGATCCCAGTCCATATTCTCCCCTCGGACAGATACTCAATGGAGTTAAGGGGGGCCGGATGACCTCGCTGTTAAGGTACTGCAGTGTATTCGGATTGCTGTATACTCTGTCTCCTTATCGAAACTCTGGTCAGTTGGTTAATAAGTCGGCTGAAGATTTTACACTAATCCTCGATCTGACAGACCAGATTGAAAGGTTGTCTGAGATACTAAAGCTTTCCGCATTAATCTTTAGCCGGTCGGAGGATAGTAATACCCCGAATCTATCCCCATATAGCGGGTTAATAAACGTTCAGAATAGAGAGTTTAGCGGATTTGTAGACTTAATAAAAGGTTCTGACACACAGACAGCGAGCATCTCGGAGTCTCCGGGTATAGGGAATTCGCGAATACCGAATGGCCTGAGGGTAGCCAACTCACTCTCTCCCGAAGAAGCGGCTTTAGTGTCTGACCTGGGGCAGTCTATGGGGTCGTTTACATCGAGACCAGGTGTATCGTCTGAAGGGAGTAATTACGTCCGTATCGCTACGGAGAATCTCCTGGCCAGCGGCCTGTTGGTGGGTAGAAGCAACACTGTGGATATCTCTGCACCGGATAACACCACCACCACCAGCGGTGTGTTTTCTGATTACACCACTACATATAGTGTGTCGCAAGGTGAGGAAAACACTCCCTCGAGCTTTGATCCGGTAGAATCCTGCAGACGCTTTGGAGGAACCCGGTGCGATGAGTTGGGATACGACAAAGATTCGATGTGTGGTAAAGACTTTAACAAGGCGTTGTTTCCGGAAACCGGATACGGAGATGAAACACCTGCCTTCTCTCCTGGCAGCGTCCCTGTGGACAGACCCTTGGGGTCGAGTTTGTCCCGCGATCTGATATATAATACCATCGAAGCTTCCGACCCTCAACGGTATTTTAGTTCCAGCGGTTTAAGCGAAGCGAGTAGATCGCCTTTGTTGAAAGAAAATGAGATGCTTTGTGCCAGTTTAAAGGATCCCATGGAATACGGAGCTTGTATCTCTATGTTAAAGTGCAAGAGGTTCGATCCTCCGTATGAAGGGCGGTACTGGTTCGAGTTCTGTCCCAGCACTTTACACGGTGGCAGGTTAAGAAAATGACAAGAACGCTTCTGTCTTACTGTAAGACTGAGAACAATACTAGACTGCTGGAGTTTGGCCAGGGTCCTGAGTACTTCAATGGTACGCGTTGTAGCACAGTGTATCGCGCTGCGATTAAGAAACAGTTAACTGATTCGGTGGAGATTTCACTGGAACAGTATGACAGCGATACAGTGCAGCCTATTAGCGAGTTTAAGCTGACAAATCAGGGGCTGGTTACCTGGGACGACCATTGGATCAGTAAGAAAAGTAGCCTCATAGTCGATCCTAAGATCGTTACGATGAATCTTCAGCGTAATAGTCTTGTCTATGTGAATATAAACACACCGAGATTGGAGTTGAAAAATTTAAATCTAGAGGGTAACGTATCTCTCGAACATTTATATATCCATGAAGCTCCGGCACTAGAACGACTTGACATCTCTAACTGTCGTGGCCTCAGACACATAGCGTTGGGAATTAATAGAGGTATAAAATACCTCAGTGCCAATAACTGTGCTATGGAATCAGGCGTCATGGAACAACTTTTGCGCGATTTTACTCCCGTGCACTGTGCCAGTGCTAACAACTCCGGTATCGGGGCGTTTAGGAAGCAATACGATACGGAAATTGACCTGAGGGGTAATGTTATAGACTGGGGAAACCCCCGGGTTGCTAGCAAGATCAGAATGCTTCTGGTTAATAATTGGATCGTGAGGTGGGATAATAATCCGCCATCAGAGATAATCCCTCCACAGCTCTATGCATTTTTCGTTGAAAGCAAGGTAGAGTAGGATTTTAGTCTGACGTGGCGGATTTAAGGACCAGGTTTATAGAAGATTATGCAGGTGGGTTGTTGAACATTGCCCGTCAGGAGTTGTCTAGCACGGGTGAAGTGTTGGCTCAGGACGGGTTTGTTGAAGGAACGTCGCTATTTGTAGAAGACGGCAGGGGGGTCAAGAGCGGCCTTAGGCTGGGATCGAGTCTAGCCGAGTGCATTGACCCGACAACGGAGACTGGAATTCTTAATGTCCGAAGTGCGGATCGAACCTACGCGAAGATTCGTGATCTCAAGATCTTCGCTACTGCAGTTGCATCGGCGCAGGGGGCTCTGAGCGAATCGGTCGCAGAGTCATTTACCAACCTAGAGGGGGCGTTTGAAAGCCTCGAGAGCGATGTCGAGCTTTTCCGGAACAGGTTGGATAACCTGAGCGATATTCAGGTCACCCTGGCAGACGGAGATCGAGGAGATATTACCGTATCCGGAGACGGTGAATCCTGGTCGATCAACAACGATGTTATTGGTGGCAATCAGTTAATCGACACTGATGTGGTTGAAGGTACATACACCAATGCAGAGATTACGGTAGATAAGCAGGGAAGGATTACCCGAGCCGCGTCAGGATCGGGGTTAAATCTCCCCTCAAGATCGACTACCCAAGGGGTTACATCTGAGATAGCAGATGGCATAAGTAATAACATTACTATTAATGTGGCTAAGGAATATCTACTCTTTAGGGTGAAGACTAGTCACGCGGCCAGGGTCATTTTATATACCGACATTGAGGCGAGAACTGCGGACTCTGGTCGGGCAGAGGGTACTGATCCCGCAGACCACTCCGGGGTTATTGCCGAGGTTATTACTACTGGTGAAGAGACAAAAAGACTGTCTCCTGGCGTTGTGGGATGGAACAATGACGCAGTTCCAGGTCCTAGTGTCTATGCTAAAGTGGTAAATAAAAGCGGCTCGGCACAGGAAATTACTGTGACACTCGACTATATCGAAGTGGGGAGTTAGGACAGGTAGTCAATAACATCGAGTATCGTTTTCTCTGACACTCTGACAGAGATGATGGGGCCGATCTTTCTCAAGATGTAGAAAAGGATGCCTTCACGCCTCTCTATGTCGTTGGTGAATAGCGAACGGAAAGTCTTATCGTGGATGTCTTTACCCCCGATCATCTCGTACACGGTGTCGGGGTCAAAAATCCAGGTACAGTTACTACGGTCCTTGGTCGCGATATAGAGGGCGAAGGGACTATGGTAATTCGCTACTGTCTCAAGACAATAAACGATGCTTTCCGGGTCTCCTGAACGCTTCAGTGAGTCGGCAAGAATCTCTTTCTCGTGCTCAGTGTTAAACACGGGAACTATACTTTTACAGAACGTGATTTGCCACTAAGCCCGAGATGCTTAGCTATCTCTCTGGTCATCTTATCCGCGAGCCTTTTATCCTCAGCGGACAGAACACCAAGCTTACTTTTTTCACCGGAGTCTTCGACAACTACTGCAGCCGGTTCGGGGGCTTGTTGTTCTTCTTCCTTCAACAAGACTGGTGTTGGTGACTCTTCTTGTTTCTGCTCGTCCAGATTCTCTGCGTCTGGCCCATTCGTGCCATGCAGAGATTTGGGCTTTTGTAAACGAGTGGTTGGCATGAGACATCGAGATTGTTGGGTTTACCCTCTTACTTAGCTTTAAACTAACCACCGGCCGCTAGGCCGGTACCCTAGACGGAAAGAAAGCGGGCGGAACGGAGGCCGACGCCCCGGCTCGCGCCGCCGGAGGCGTCGTCCAGAAACACCGCAAAGGAACCCGCATGAGCGCCGTTGGGCCAGGAACCGCCAACAAGCGGAAGCAAGTCAGCACGATGCCGTCTATATAGGCCGTCACCACCGAAGATATTGGTACTGGTCTGCGACGTACTCGTTCCATCTTCCCTTGGAAGACCGCACTCCGCCATAGCTTTACGCGTTGCATTTGCCGCCCAAGTGGAACTTGGGTGATACGTGCCACCGACATCGGGTACTAGGTAGATCCAGGCGTTGTCATTGCCCCACCACACTCCATCGTCAGAGACATCGGCGGCCAAGGAAATAACATTAGCCGCTCCGGTAATATCGGAATTACTAGACACAGTAGTGTAGTCGTCGAGGTCGGAGAAAACTCTGTAACCGGTGTTAGTGCCGTCGACGTTTGTAAGCCCTGGTGCGATGTCCCACTGATTACCGTTCACATCGACAATACCACATAGCTGCCCATTGTGCGTGGTATGTTCGACAGCGGACAGATTGCCGATTCTCGCTGCACCCGTAAATGCCCGCGACGCTTCTCCGGCAAAGCCGGATGCAAGATGCTGTCCACCCACATCGGTCCGACTAAACGCCAAACTCGTCTTGTTTACATCAGAGCCGCTGTTATTATTGCCCTTGGGGGCGTAGGGGGCGACATCCATCCAAGCCGCATTAGCCGTCGCATTAGCGACGGGTGTTCCCGTTCCATCGAGAAGGGCCTGAGCGTGAGCGAGAGCGAGATAGCCGAGATGTATACGCAACCAGATCGGTGTGGGGTACCACTCTGCGCCGCGACTCTGACACACTGCCCATGAGCCTCCGTAGTTGTCGGCGGGCGTCGTAGCGGCGGAATTCAGCACCGTGCTATTGCAGTAACTGAACGGACTCCTAAGCGTATCGCTTAGGCCGGTGGCTGAAACGGGCCAGTGCAGGGGGCGGGACGCAAAGACGCCACCGGAACTCGGTAGAGTTCCGGGCAACCCATCCGAGCTGTTCGGCACCCCCGATCCGTCCGGCTTTACATTACTACCTTGGTACTTATCAACAAATACACCGGCCAACTCACTGCCGCCATTCCTAAATGCCTTAGCGAGAACATTGTTCCCGCTCTGCGTCGAGCTGATCACCACTTTCGTACCGTAGGACGGAGCGTTAATATCACCGGGAGCCTGAATATCAATGTAGTGGGCGGGAATAAAACATACAATACTCGCGCTAGGCACATGTATATAGTTGCCGTAGTTCGGGCTGAAGCGATCGGTGGTCCCAGGCAGCTCGGAGATATCGTCTGGCAACAGCTCGGGGCGGCAACAGCCTACACCGAACCCTCTGAGTCCGGCCAAGCCCACCGTATACTTGAACTCATCGGTGTAGCCGTACCACACATTGTCGATGCCGTAAATCCCTGACGGCCCGATGATGCGTTCTTTAACCTTGAGAAGTGGAGAGATAATAGTTGACATGGTAAATTCTGTGTTCAAATCCAAGCCTCGTTGACATCGGGCGTAGCCGGGTCGTCGGCGATATACCTCCCCTGGTCGTCGCGGGCACGAATGGGAGAGTGAGATGTTTCGTAGAAAGGATATGGAAAAGAGGTTACGGGGTCGGGCAGCTCGGTGTAACTTATCCTCACCAGGATACTATTAGAATCCTCCCAATCATCGAGAAGAGAAGACTCCTCAGCATACGCTCCCCAGTAATCATACCCTGTGTGATTGTTGGCATCAGGATCTTCGGTCCGCTCTAGGCAGACCACGGTGATTAGAGGGTTTCCCCCCTCGTCAGAATCCGGGGGTTGAACGGCAGGACCGAGGTGTTCTGGCAACACCTTGTAGTACCTAATTTCCATGACAGTTAAAGTTTCTACTGTCTAGCTTTCAACAGAAACTACCAGATTTGATATCAATGACGTTGTAATGCTCGGGACCGATGGGGGCGAGTTCCATGCCCGTAGATGTCACAGGCCCGACACCGAAGGGTACGGTTCCAGGTACGCCTATACTATAACTTCCCTGCACCCTGATAAATTCGGATTCAGCGAGACCTTTAAGCAGGGTGTTTAGGTTAAATACTGCGCCGTTTAGGGATATAGAAACAGTACTCGATGTACTATCGTAACCAAGGCCAGTTGTCCCCGATAATTTACCCCCGTTATTATACTGAATCTCTCCGCTAGTGCCGGAAGCCGCCGTTTTATCGATAAGATCGAGGTTGCCGGTTATAGGATTAAATCTGACTGCCATTTATTTTCTCAGCTCTTAGTCAAAGACGTAATGTTGCCGTTACCGTCATAAGTAAGGGTCAATGTCGCTACAGTCGTGCCGCCAGAACCTCCGGTTTTGTAGACAACACTTGTCATATTATCTCCAGTATAACTCATGTCGATGTAATCATGAGCGGGGATCTCGAGACCTGTGACAACGGGGACCGGGTTACCTGAATCGTTTTTTATCTCTACTTCATTATCGATGGTGACTTCGCCATCGAAGACAACAGAACCCTGCGCGGGATCGACAATAGTACCAGTGCTGTCGGCGATTTGAATGACCTGAAAAGTCTTTCCATCGACAATACTAATGGCCTCGTCGTTAACCTGGCCCGGGTTGTCATAGTAAGCCATAGTACACTTAATACTTCTTCTACTTAGCTTTCACCGCAGCCTGGTATGTCCGAAGAGTCCGTAGATTCCTCGAGAAGATTGCTGGATACATCGGAAGATGTGAGGTAATCCTCAGTCTGCGTCCACTGCTGCCAACCCCAGATCTCTTCGTTACAGGGTGTATGGGGCTCTTGAGCCACTGAATCAGCAGCACGAGCGCGGAGATTTCGTGACGGCCCCGGATTTACCCTGTTGCTGCGCAACAGATATTCAGGTTGCCTGAGCATCTGTCGCGTAAGCGCACTGGCTTGAGTTTCACGAGACCGGTAATCCGACTCGCTGCGCTCGTCTTCCCAGTGCTGGTACGGATTCTTCTGTACAGCCAAAACTAAATTCTCCTTCTACCCTGCTTTCAACGCAAAATGGCAAAAAACCGTTGAAAGTTAATAGTACGTGATTGTATAACCAGTATGCCACTAACATCTAAATCGACTAGAGAGCTGGAGTCTCTGGCCAAAAACTCCCCCGATGAATTCGACTTCGGAGAGCCGGAGATCGTCACTGTGGAGGTTTATCCCGGTAAATTTCTCTCCCTCAAAGAACCAAATGCCGACGAGCTAATCGCGATTGAAGAGATCTCCTCTGACGAATCAATCGATGAGATCGAAGCGACGCTCAAGATCATTTGTATCCTGCACAGCCCTGATAGCGGTGGTCGTAAACTCACCTTGAAGGATGCCAAGAGGCTCAGGGGCAAGCAGATCAAGAAGCTGGGGGAGGCTATGGGTCCTCTGCTTAAGGGGGAGGATGAAACCTCTGATATGAAAAGTAACGACTAAGAGGAATTCTAACTACACCATATCGTGCTACGATACCTCCGGACGTTGCGTATCATTTCGCGATATGAGGGGCAGCGATCTGGAGTATTTTGATATTATATTTACAGAAGACGAGGGAGAAGTTATCTCTGGTCAACAGGTCACCGAGATACTCTCTTACCTCTGCACTAATGAGTCTGTAAATTTCTCTCGTTTTCTACCTCGGTCTATAAAATCTCTTTATTCCGAGGTCAGAGAACACATACTGTGTAACTATATGTCGAAGGAAATTTGGCTACGTCAGTGTTACTCAGTACAAAACGGGTCTTTTGAGAATTTAATAGACATGGAATCAGTACCTATGTCGAAGTTTGTCGTTTTATGCAAAATACACAAAGATGCAATGGACCAGATAGGAAACAGTGATGCCGGAACCACACCTTAAACACTTCAGTAATGATATCGATACTCGCGATGTATTAAAATACATGGTAGTTTTGTATGAAATTTCCCTGAACCGGGACCATGAGGAGTTGAAACGATTTGTAAAGCTTATCTCCTATGTCATTGACCCGGAGGATTTTAATAAACTCCTGCGTCGGACTATAAGAATGATGGGAAATTCGAAGTGTGGCAGAGATTTGTGTTCGGATTGGATCATGACGAGATTGTATGATCAGTACACTTCGGCCGGTGCCGTGTAAATTCTAATATTTTCTAGTTGAAAGCTTATTGAAAGGACTATCGCATATGGAGAGTTTTCCTTGGCTACTTCCATCACAACTAATGTGAGTTCACTGAATCGTCCCGGGGTTTTTGTTTCCCAAGCCGCGACGGGTGGACTTCCACAGCCTCTTGCTAGTCACGCTGTAGGGTATTTGTTCGGTACTACGCCGGCCGACGAATACTATGGTAGTGATAGTGACGGGGTTTATTCAGAATTTTTACCATACACGCCGACTCAGGTCGCATCGGCCGATGATTTTCTTCGCAAGATTGGAGGGTCGGCCCCTAACACCAGTGTCGGTGCGTTGACGACTTACGATTCGGTAAAAGGGTTTTTCGATAACGTAGGTGTAAACGGCATTCTATATTTCACTCGTGTAACTCCGACTCCCGAGACCGTCATCGATATTAGCGCAAGCTCTGCGGGAGCAGGGTATAATGCGTTCGCTATTAAGGTTAACGGCCGCTACTTTGGTACCCCTATCAACGTCCCCGATGCAGACGGTGATGAGATTAGGGTTATTACTACTACGGGGATCGATCAGCTCGATAATGCCCGCGACCTCTTTAACTACCTCTCCTCAGCCGACTCTGACGGCTTCTCTGACTTCTACGCTGTAGAACAGACCGCGACCGAGGCGACGCAGGGTAAGTTTCGCATCTTCTCTCGTGACAATAGCTACCTCCCTCAGGTCGATCGGTTTGTCGCGTATAACTTCAGCGACACCGGATATGCATCTCCTGTGGATATCAACATTGCCGGTGTAGTACGGCTTTACACCTCGGTGAAAGATATCAGCTTCCGATGCAACAGTAGGGAGATTGCTACTGGAGAACCTATCCTCTACGTCGATGGCTCGGCTGTCAGCCTGTTCATCGCCGCTGCTAATGCCGAGTCAACGGGTACCTATGACCCGGCCACTGACCAATCAGATATTCTGAAGGCTTATCTGAATTCCAGATCCATCACCTATGTGGATGACAAACTCGTAGCTGTCTCGAAAGATTATAGCTCTGGAGTTGGTGCTGGCGACAAGTGGGCGGATTCAGACTCAGCGTATTGGCGTTACGATTTGGGGAACACTTCGTTTGTTAAAGAGTCCAACGTCCCTACGGGTACAATTAGTGCGGACGGTCTTACTAGAGTCGGCTATGTCCCCGACTCGGTCCAGGTCTTCTACGTCTCCGTTGCGGGTGAGAACCGTGCCATCATAGTCAATGGCGCGACGCCTGACGAATTGACAGATAGCCTGCGGGACGAACTGATCTCAATCCTCGCTGAAAAGGAACTTGATAAATACTACACGGTAGAGTCGGCCACTGTCGATGCTAACTACAGCGGGACTAGCTACGCGCCGAATAACGGCTATGTTGTAAGCAACGTCCTCAGCGAAGCAGGAACACCGTTTATCCGTCCTGACCTCGAAGACATCGACCTCGCTGGTACGTTGGCAATCAGTGCAGGTGCGGTGACCGGTACGAGCACGTTGTTCACACAAGAGCTCGGTGTTGGCGATAGATTTGTAGCCAACGGAACCCGATTCACTGTTACCGCCATTGCCAGTGATACTAGCGCTACGGTAACTCCGGCCACTGTAACTGTCGCTGCAGGGACTTCGGCTAAGCTGGAAAAATCACTGGCCAATGGCTTCTCATCCTTCGACTATGTCCTGCGGATCCGCATCACTGCGAAGAACGGCCTGGTGAGCCCCGTACTGCCCGGTACTAATCGCCAAGGTCTTATCGACAGCAATGTAGTAAAGCTGACCTCCGAGTCTGAAGACATTGCTTATGAATCCTATAAGCTCACTTCCTCTGCTCGGGCCCAAGACTTTGTCTATGCCATCGAGAAAGGAATGGGAGATGAATACTACGCTCCCGGCTTCCTAATGGCGCCAGAAGCTTATGCGACCCTGGCCTACTCCGCCGATTCCGACCTTGCCTCCCGTAGCGAAGCGATTACCGAGCGGCTTAAAGTGACTCAGACCCTTGTCGCTGCTGCTGAAGGTAAATTCGGGACGACTGAGGGGATTACTAGCACCCAGCACGTCGCCCTGATCGATTGTGGCGGTGATGTGGAAAACCTCTCCCAAGCTCAGGACGAACTTAACACCATCAAGAGGACTGTGGGTTCGTTCTACGGCCACGCTTCCTTCTACGCACCGTATGTGAAGAATCTGGACGATCGTTTCGTCCCTCCCAGCTCATTCGTCGCCGGCACTGCCTGCAGTCGCTACGTCAATGAGGGGTTCCAGCAGCCGCCCGCCGGCTCGAGATATCCGCTACGCGGTGTGGTCGGTCTCAAGTTCGCCATCAGTGCGCAGCAGCAGGAAGTTACTTACGCCCTCGGCCTAAACCCGATCAGATCGCTGCCCAACCGTGGCATTGTGGTCTGGGGTGCACGGACTCTGTCCAGTAGCCCGCTGTTCCGATTCACGAATACCAGGGTAATCCTGAACGTCCTAATCGACATCATGAATCGTAGCTTCGACGACGTTCTATTCGAATCTATTGACAGTAGTAATACTGTTTTCTCTAGAGTTAAGTCTATCGCTACTCAGGTCCTTAACCTGTTCTATCGTCAAGGCGCTCTGTTTGGTAACCGTCCGGAACAGGCTTACCTCGTCGTATGTGATACGTCCAACAACGACGCCGTTCTGCTCGAGCAGGGTACGGTGAGAATGGATGCCTACGTTGCCACTTCTCCAACCCTAGAGCGTCTGGCAGTAACTATTGTCCGCACTCCAGTTGGACAAGTATCTCTGCTAAGTGATAGCTTTAGTAGGAATGAGGAAAGATTTACTTCGTTCCTTAGTGCTACTAACCTCTGATTAAATGGCCAGAAGACAGCGGTACAGCGAAGAAGTAGTCCTGAACGGTGATAAGCCGATCACTGAACAGCAGCCCAAGCGAACTGTTTACATCGAGCTATTTCGTTCAGGGCCCCAGATCAGCTCTAGCGGACAGAAAATGGTGTTCGAAGAGGCCGATCTGGACCAGGTTGTATCTAGTTACAACCCGAATAGTCACGAGGCACCGCTGATCATCGGCCATGATCAGGACGATGGTACCCCGGCCCTTGGCTGGGTACGAGAGGTGTGGCGGAAAGGTAAATCTCTCTGGGGTAAGGTAGAACTTACCCCGAAGGCAGAGAGACTGATCCGTGACGGTGTCTTTAAGAAAGTAAGTAGTTCTTTCTATCTCCCTGACGCGGATACTAATCCGTCGCCGGGACAATTAGCACTTCGCCATCTCGGCCTTGTGTCAATCCCTGCGGTAAAAGGTCTCACGGCCTTTGCCGAAAATCCACCCGAAGGCTCGATTACAATAACTCCAACGGAGTCTTCTATTTCATTTCAAGAAACTTTACCTACTATGGCTAAAAGAAAAACCGAAGCCCCCGCTGAAGAAACTCAACAACAGGTTGTCGATCATGCCGACGGTCGGGGTATGACTATCAATGTCAACATTAATGGCATGAAGGCTACAGATGAAGAAGGAGAGCCCGTACAGGAAACCGGTTCGCCTGCTCCGTATGATATGGAGTACGCGGATCAGATGGCTCCTGAGGCTCCGACACCGGGAATGGCTGACCCCAGCCTCATGCGCAATGAGCAGGAAGGGATGGCTTCACTCTCTATGGTTGAGGGTCCCGATGGCGAGGAGATGGGAGATGAGGACGCCGGTACCGCCCCTCCTGTAGACGAAGAAGGCGCTGGTCCTGATGGTATGGAGGGCGAAGCTGAGGAAGAGATGGCTCCTGCCGCCGAAGGCGAAGCCGATGTCGAGGATATGTCCGGCGACGATGATGAGCAGGTAGCTTCAGATCTCGCGTCTCAGTATACCGAAGAGCAGCTCATCATGGCTCTCTACCAGCTCGCTCAGGGCTCACAGGAGATGGGAGAGGGCATGATGCCCGGCTACTCGGAGTCTAAAGACTCCGCCGAACCTGAGACCAGCGATTTCTCGGAGACGCAGTCTCCGGACCCACTCGCCGCTAAAGTGGCTGAACTGGAAGAAGAATTGGCCGCACAGCGTCGGGCTATGAGGCAGAAAGAAATTACTGATTTCTGCGAAGATCTTTATAAAGACGGTAAACTTACTGAACAGATCGTCCCCATCTCCGACCTTTCTCGGTTCATGGAGACTCTGAATTCCAAGAACAATGTGAACTTCAGCGAGGCTGGTAAAGCGACTCAGTTCGAGTTTATGAAGTCCATGCTGGAAAACCTTCCTGCGATGGTTAGCTTTAACGAAGTGGCTACCCCGGCTTCTGCACCGAGTAAAAAGGCTAAGGCCCCTCGTCCCAGCGCTGAAGGCTATGTCTACGATCAGCGTAATGCAGACATCCACGCTAAGGCTGTGGAATACTCTGAGTCAGGCAAGGCATCTGATTATATGTCTGCAATTAAACTCGTTTTAGAAGAACTTAGCGAGTGAAATAGTTCCTTGTAACAACGGGGCGGTAGGCCGCCCCGGCAGAAAGCCTAGCTTTCTGTTCTGGTTACATATAAAGGAAACGCTTCAACGGATCATTAACAACAACCGATAATATAGGAGGCAAAATGGCGACTGATCCTCGTTATATGTCGTTCGACCATAAGTATGTAGAGACGGTCACTGTGACCGACGCTACTGCACTTACTAATGGCATCGAGCGCTGCCGCTTCGTCAAGAGAAGTGGCGCTTATCCTGGTGCTGGCGAATACGCCGCCGGGATTAATGTTTATAAGCTGTACGGTCAGGGCGAACTGACCGATAAGGGTTACCAGGTCGAAGATGCGGCTATGACCGCTCTCTCCGGCACCCTGGCCATCGACACCGCTGGTGTTGTGACCGGTACTACTACCAACTTTGACCCTGAACTCAACGTCGGCGACACCATTAAGATTGGTGCGCAGCTATTTCGGGTTATGACCCGGACTAGCGATACCGCTGCCACCGTGCTGCCTGCGCCCGCTACCGCAATCAGCGGTGCTACCGCCTACATCTGGCCCGGCACTTATGAAGGTGAGAGCAATCCGAGCACTACTCCTCGTAAGCCTGGAGTATTTCCGTATCAATCTCTCATGAGCGTGGTTACTACGGGTATTGCTATTGCCGAAGTAGACGCGACTTCTACCTTCGCTGTAGACGACGCTGTGTATTCCGATGCGACTGGTAAGGCATCTAGCACCGCAGGTGCAGGTCTGATCCTCGGTCGCACCCTAGACGTCATCGGTACTGCCGGTGCTGGACAATATATCCGGGTAAAACTGGGTAACGAAGCTGGTTCTTAATAAAAGGAGGTAAACTACCATGATGAACCTAGATCAAGTGCGTGGATCGACTCGCGCCTTGACGTAAAATAATAAAATCGGGTGAATTGCGGGGAGGCTAAGCAAACGGTATGCTAATCCGCAGCCAAGCTGAGAGTGGGCTTAGTGCTCTCAGAAGGTTCAGAGACTAGACAGTGAGTCCCAACAATAATCTGTCCACGAGCGCCCGACCGGAACGTAGTTCCGGATGATATAGTCCGACACTCCAGGACCACAAGGTCCGTGAACCTCGACAACTGAATAAACAACAATCGATGTTCACACGAAAGTTGGAGAACAGGGTGTATTAAAAGACCCTGTGAAACACTTTTGGTGATCGATCCGATCCTCACGCAAATCGCACAAGGTTAATTTGTAGCCGTGCCACGAAGTAATTTGTGGTATAATTAGGGGGTGAATTGCGGGAAAGCCTAACCTGTTTGCGCAGCAAACGGCATGGTAATCCGCAGCCAAGATGCTTTGGGAACAGAGCATAAGGTTCAGAGACTAGAAGCCGAGTCCAGAATGGACAGTAATGCTTCCACGAGTGCCCTCCAGCCAATTGGCTGAAGATATAGTCCGAACTCATAAGAAATTATGAGAAGTAGAAGATAAAGAGCTTCTACGGTAACAAATTGTATAAGAATACAGATGGTGTAGCGACTTTCTTCGCTCCGGCCGTTTCTATGAACGTCCGAGCAGGTAGAACGCTCACCTTCGGGAAAGAAGCGTTATAATACAGCATAGCGCCAATCGTAATCATGATTTTCACCTACGAAAAGCTTAAAAAGATCGACCATAAAGAGTTTGTTTGCTCTGGGGTGTATAGAATATACACTTCAGATTGCAAAATAAACTATGTTGGTATTTCAGTAAACGTTTTTAGGCGCTGGAAAGAACACCTTTCTAGGGGTAGAAGCTCTGGAGCTAAAGGATTGAGTAAATCTCTAAAAACTGTTAACAAAGACTCTCTACTATTCGAAGTCTTAGTTTATTGTAAAAACATAGATCTTTTGAAGTTAATGGAGAGAGGTTATATTGAAAAGTATGACTCTTTCTTAAACGGTCAAAATGGTGACCATGGGGGATCTCTTAATCCAACTACAAGAGAGATGGCTATGAAAGGAGGGATAGCTTGTTTAAATCAGAAAAGGGGTGTACACTCTTTGAGTAAAGAACAAAAGGCTACTAACTCTAAAATAGCTGGATCTAGGGCTAGAGATTTAGGAAAAGGTATACATGCTCTATCCTCTGAAAAAAAGTCCAAATACGGGTATCTGGGGGGCAAAACTTCTAGATATATTTGGAAGATAAGAGTTGGTGGTATTACTCACACATCTCAGATAAATGAAGGCCTAGAAAATCTCTGCAAAAGGGTGAATTTCCCCTACCGAAAAGCAGTTAAGGTATTCTACGAGTACGAAGGCTTTCATAAGAAAAGTGGAGTAAAAGTTTCCAGAATTACGATTGAAAACTCGGTGAAATCGGTGGAACTCCGTGAATATGACACGGACAATACCGAGCCAAGCCAAAAACAGACCAATTAGGTTTTTGGAAGGTGTAACGACTAGGGAGTGAGATGGTCTATCAATAACCTCCCCACGAGCGCCGAGCCCCGGATTTAATTCGGGTGATGATATAGTCTGAACTGCATGGTAACATGCAGAAGTTTAGGATAAAGAGCCTAAACGATAACATAATTGTTGCTGCACAGACCTTCCTGCGTGCCCCTGGTACTAACATTCAGAAAATTCAGAATGAATTTGGTACCCGGAGCTTCTCTCTTCGTCAAGAAGCCATTAGCTGGTCTATTGCCGAGGAAGTAGCTGCTGAAGCCAAAAACGGTGCTGCCGCTATCGACCTTCGCGCATACGCCGCCAAGGATGCCGCTAACAGACTGCAACAGAGCTGGGAAGTCGAAGTCGCCAAGCGTGTACTCGACGTGACCCAGTACGAGACTGGTAACGTTCTCGATCTGGCCACCTACAACTCCGGTGCCGACCAATTCAATAGCCCGACTGCTGATGTGGAAGTCCTGATGGACGACCTCAAAGAGCAAGTTCGTAGCCAAATTGGTTGTTATCCGAACAAACTCGTGCTTAGCCCCGATGCGTTCAACGCCCTGAAGCGTAACAAGCGTATTCGTGACTTCATGCAGCGCGGTGTGCTGGTGAACGAGAAGACCCTCGCTGAGATCTTCGGTCTCGACGAAATCCGTGTCGCTCGTCGTCTCAAGCTCGGAGAAGATAATGCTAGCCTGGAGAACATCTACAACAACGTGGGTCTTCTCTTCTACCATCCCTCCGGTGCTACCGATGGTTTCACTCCTGCCATGGACTCCAACTATGGTACTCCGGCATTTGCGTACACTTATACGCTGTCCGGCTATCCCATCTCGACCCCCGAGCGTTTCAACATGGATCGCCGTGTGTTCGAGGGTGACATCCTTGTCGAGCGCAGCTTCGAGCTGGTCGGCATGGGTGAATCCGGTCGCTGCGGTGCTGGTGCTGTGATTCTGAATCCTGTAGCCGCTTCCTGAAGCGATTAATTTCAGCCCTCCCCAACCGGGAGGGCTTTTTTTTTCACCTCCTCTGCGTTGAAAGCTATATAGAAGAAGTATCATCGGCTTATGCCATACACCCCGCCCCCTGACGCATATGGTGTCGCTAACAACTGCGACCCCGCTACAGTCGACTACTTCATTGAGGTGTTTGGCTTCAATGAGGCGTTGGAACTATCGAGGCTAGAGGACCCGACGGCGAATACGATCAACTATCAGCGCATTCAAGTCGCTCTTAATGACAGCGCGACACTGATTAATAATTTCAT